CACACGGGGGAGGACGATGAGGGCCTCGATGCCTTCGTGGGGGACGACCCTCAGGGGAAGATCGAGAGCTTCTTGAAGATGATGCGGGACCCAAGTGGGAGTCTCGTCCCCGATGAGACAAAGTTCTTGGTCGGGCTCACGAACAGCGAGCGGGAGAAGGTTCTCGCTCTGTACAACCCCGAAGAGATCACCGAGCTCCGGGAGTACACGGACATCTATGAACTCGTCGATGCCCTGAAGCAGTGGAAGGACAAGAAGGCCGCCATGGGGACGCACCCGAAACCCCGTGACCCTCTCGCCGCGCTGACCGATGAGGTGAAGGGGCTGGAGTCCCTCGCCTCGGAGATCCAGACGGTGGTAGACACGTTCCTCGAAACGGTCCCTATGCTTCACGTCGGGCGCATCGCCGCTCTTCAGATCGGGTCACAGACGGAGTGCTTTGCCAAGTGCGAACACGCCGCCCGCCACGCACAGCGGGTGATCAACAAGGCCCACACCTACCTGCAACTGCATCCTGGGAACGCCACGGCAACTGCCGTCGTCCGGGATGCCGGAATGCTCCTGAAGCGGTTCGACACCTACCGGGTGAAGGCTCGGGAGATGCTGTCCGCCCTGTCTCAGAAGATCATGCCGACGGACCTCAAGGGCATCGTCACCACCACCCTCGATGGGGTCCGTGCGGCCCTCTATGAGCCCAACCGGATCTCCGTGACGGTATTCCCGCACTTCGTCCCGACGAAGGTGGGGGAGAACACGGTGGAGGCGATGGTCTTCGACGCCTACCTCACGGTGTTCCCGAACCCGATGGACGACGCTGAGGGCCTTCCCAGGTACCAACAGTTCGTGCTCACGCAGAGCACCCTCGGAGACACGAACGTGTACCTCATGGCCATCGACCGGAGGAACGTCCATGATCCCACGCAACCCGTGGTGGTGGATGTCACGGGGGCCGCGAAGGAGATCCTCGGGCACCTCAATGGGTGGGGCAACCTGATCTCGGTTCACAGCACCCGGGTGGCTGCCTCTAGGACTCCTAATGTCCTCACCCGTGCAGACGTGCTGAAGTTCCTGGCTGCGGAGCTCAAGAAGCTCCCGGGGTGAAGGCGAAGGCTGGGAAGAACTCTGTGGTGATGGTCCCCGGAGCCCTCAACCCGCTGGTGAAGTCCGTCGAGTTCACGAACCTCGACCAGGACAACGCCCCGTACAAAATGACCTTGGTGAACGGGATGTCTGGGTGGGGATGGGACGGGTTCCGCAAGCCCGCTCCGGTGTTCCATGATCCCCAAAACACCCTGAAGCTCGGGGTGGTGTTTGATGGGAAACGGGACCCCGCTGTCGAGCTCCGTGCGTTCATCCAGAACGTGCTCCTGATCGGCATCGAGAAGGCCGGGAACGTGTGGGATGGGAAGAAGCTCGTGCCCATGGGTGCGACCCCGGTGCCCGTCCGTGCCCCCGTCCCACCCGCTGCACCCCCTCCCGTGGCCCCCACACCCAAGGTGAGCCTCGACGACATCAAGTCCACCCTGCGGAACATCAAGCTCGGACCGGCTGGACGGGTTTCGACGATCACCCGTGACGGGGAGACATGGGACATCGAGCCCACCAATCGGCAGCGGTTGGACCACTACGTGGGCAGCTACTACGAGCCCGATGAGGACGATGACCCCGAGGGATGGGACAGCGACGGGTGGGAAGAGGAGTACGTCGGACCTACCACCAGCGCCGCACAGAAGTGGCTCAAGGAAGAGTTCGGGCAACCTGGACTGTTCAGTGTGGAGGTAGACGAGAAGGGTTTCGTCCTCATCACCCTCACCGACGCGGGCCGGAAGAAGTTCCTGGCCTGACGCTCACCGACCGCGTTGCCGATGCTCTCGCCAGCACTTCTGGCACATCGGCACGTACGCTTCCCCGCCCCCCACCAGCACGTCCCCATCCTTCTCGACCATGCAGGCCGACCGGGTGGCCTCCGCCCCGCACACACAGATGGCGGTGAGCTTCTCGGGCTTGTCTGCGAGGCAGAGAAGGTGTCCCATGGGTCCGAAGGGGTAGCCCTCGGACGTGAGATCCAGACCCGCCACCACGATGTACACCCACTCAGGGATCTTTTCGAGCCACATGGGCAGATCGAGGTCGAAGAACTGACCCTCCTCGATCACCAGAAGGTCCGGGAGGGGGTCGGGCAACCCCTCGTACACATCCCGGGAGCTCTCGACCACCCGAGGGAAGACCCCAAGGGTGGCAAGGGAGAGGCCACTGTGGGTGATGACCTGTCCGTTGATCCGGGTGTCCATCTTCGGGACACACACGTCCACGGTTTTCTTGGACCGCAGAGCTCTGGAGACGAGTCGGTAGAGGGTGGTGGACTTCTCAGCCCGCACGGGGCCACAGACGACATGGAGCACTTCGGGGTACCTCTGCGGGACATTACCGGCGCGGTGTTGTGGGATGGCTCCTGGTGAACCGGGGCTGACGAACTCGCAGAAGGCACCGGAATCCTGCGATGCACGACCGGGTCTCCTGGGGAAGACGGGTCTCGGGCATCACCCACACCTCGTCCCACTGGTAGGACCCACCCTTGAGGCGGTGTCGGAGCTTGTCCTCGGGTCTCACGGACCCCTTCGCACGATGTCCTGTGCCTCCTGGAGGCGGGACTGCGGAACCTTCCACACGCGCTTGTCAGGGTCCCATCGGGCACCGATGAGCTTGAGCTTCTCCTTCACGTCGTATGTCTTGCCCATGATGGGGACCATCGGGTCCGCGGGAGTGCCGTTGAACACGTTGGTCTCAGCCGCCGACATGTACAGCACCTGTCCGCTCAGAACGTAGGTCGTTCCGGGCGGGTGTCGTGCCGTGTAGAAGCGACTGGCTCGCTCGTTGAACCCGACCTCTTCGGGGATGGCAACCCACCACGTAGAGCCGTCCGGGGCGGTTTGTGCCCGCGCAGCAACGCTCCCAAGGAGGGCGGCGAGAGCGGCTCTGTCCTTGGGGGCAGCAACCTCGGTGGTCTCCCCCTCAATCGGGATGAGTGTAGCCATGACCACGTTACGCCCGTTCCACAACTGCCCAAACACAGAGAGACCAGGGCACCACCAGTTGGTGCCCTGGTCTCTCTGCACCCTGTTTCGCGGGTCAGACGCACGGAGATGGATCATGCTCCGTGTCAAGCCGTAGGGAACCACCTACGAATGGCCTACCGTGTGCGTAGGTTACGAGTGCCGGGCGAGATTCAGACAGTCCACGGGCTGTCCCGTGGCGTCACGCACGAGGTCTCCCGGGGTGAACAGGTCGGTGACGGTGCGCCCCGATGCCCGAGCGGCCCCCACCGTGATGAAGCTCACGATGTATCCAGTCTCCCCGTCGGGCGGGGGGAGGCCCTCCACGGGGCCGAAGCTCCCAGGGAGGGTGGTCGGGATGCAAGGTGGACGCTTCTCCCCACCGCCATCTGACAGATGGCGGGTTGATTCACACACCGCAGAGCCGCCGAACCTCGGTGACCCCCTCTGCGAGAGTCTTCCCCCCGCGGCCCCGAAGGACCGCGTCTGTCCCCCAGGGGTACGAGGGTGTGATCCCGTACCAGATGGGCATGTACCATTGCCCATCGACCTTTTGAGGAGCTCCTGCCCTCCATCCACGGCTGTCCGTGGTGGGCATTTTCGCGTACCTGTCCGCGGCCTGCGACGACGTGTACCCAATGACCTTCATTCTGCCTCCTAGTACCGGCTGTACTTCCCACGACCGTCACATTCGTCGCAGTACCCCGGGGAACATCCCGGGTAGCCGCACGGAACGTACGCACCCGCCCTTCTCGGGCCTCCTGTGGAGGGCGTGTACTGACGGGTGGGGGTCGGGGTGGCTCCCGCCACCAGCTTCCGGGCGGCGTCGGCCTTGTCCGAGGGGACATTCCAGCCCTTGCGGGTGGGGTCCCACTTCCCGCCCATGGAACGCAAGGCGTCCTTGACGGGGTAGGTGTTGCCGGTGATGAGGGTCATGTTGGTGTTTTCCATGTACATCTCCTGTTTGTGTTGTTGCTTCCAACCCCTAACAACTCCCGCCCAGGGGTGTTTAGCGAAATCGACTGGCACACATCCTGCTAGAAACGTCCCCCGATGATTTTGTCCAGGTCCAGGATTTTCCTTGGGGGAGCCCATCACCAGGGTGTGGGAACCTTCTTCAACCAGTGCAAGAGTGGGCATGGTTGATTACGCCCGTGCCCACCGTTAGGCCCCCTATAGGCCCACCCATTGGGTAGACCGTGCCCACCACCGACAAACATCCCGCCCGTTTGTACCTGGACGAGCCTCTCATGGCGTGGATCCGGGCCGAAGCCGCCCGACGGCATTGCTCCCTGTCCCAAGTTGTTCGCGACCTCATCGTAGACCGCATCGCGACCCAGCGGGTTCTGGTGGAAACACCATGACCGCCCCCTACGGCGAGGTGTACGTTGTCACCTGTGTACCCAGTGGGAAGCTCTACGTGGGGCAGACCACGCAGGGGTGGCCAAGAGGTGGGCGGGGCACACAAGGCGGAGCTCTGAACGGGTGTCTCTCCTGACCCGAGCTATCGCCAAGTACGGTGTCAATGCGTTCACCATCCGGGTCGTTGACACGGCGGACACCCAAGAAGAACTGGACACGAAAGAGATCCATTGGATCCACACCCTTGGGACTATCAGTCCTGTAGGCTACAACCTTACCGAAGGCGGGAAGGGAGGCAAAATGTCCCCCGAGGCTGTAGAGAAGAACCGGCAGGCCCATCTAGGGAAGAAGCGCACCCCGGAGTCCGTCGAGAAGTTCCGCGCGGTCATGACGGGTCGGAAACTGACACCCGAGCACGTCGAGAAGGTGCGTCGGACCCACATAGGTCGGAAACGGTCGGACGTGGCACGAGCAAACATGAGTGCTGCGGCCAAGGCCCGGGTGGGAGACTCCACGGATGCCGTCGAACGGATGCGTCAGACCAACCTTGGACGGGTGATGACCCCCGAAGAGCGGGCACAACACGGTGCTCGACTCAAAGGCATCAAACGATCACCCGAGGCATGTGCCCGGATAAAGGCGGCGAAGGCCAACATCTCCGAGGAGACCCGGGAGAGAATGAGAAAAGCTGCACAAGCGAGACCTCGTAGGACGAACACTCCTGAAACCAAGGAGAAGATGCGCCTGTCAGCAATCGAGGCTCATCGGGTCCGTCGAGAGAAAACATCAACAACTTCGGAGGGTTAGGACATGTCATTCGGGTGGACGGGGTTCATGCGTCAGGGTGCATATTTTGCGTTCCGTCGGTTCATCCTCAACCAACGTCGGGATGTCCTCGCCCGGCTCACGGCGATCAACGCGGAGCTCGCTCGCATCGGGGAGATCCAGATCGTGTACGAGGCCAGCGCCACGGACCCCAACCAAGTGACCGAGCGACGGATCGGGTTGAACGTGACCCCCAACACGTCCATCGAGCACTTGCTCCGTGCGTACATCGCTCAGGGCGGGAATCCATTCGACATCTCGATGTTCCTGACCCCGGATTCCGTCGAGGTGAGTGAGGACCCCGAGGCGCCCACCACGCAACCCGACGACACCGGGTCCCAGACCACACCAAGCTCATCGTTCCGGGACACACAGCCCTACGGCGGCATTGCTTCCTCGCAGAGCACGGACCCCCTCGCGGGTGGCCTGTACACGGGGGGATGGCTCCCCATGTGGCGCTACCCTCCGCGGCGGTTCGGCAACACGGTGAGCTACACGGCCCAGGCGGCGGACATGACCCGGACCGTCCACGCGGCGAGGGGGTGGGTGTCCCAGGAGATCAAGACCCTGCGGAACGACATCGAGGCCCGGATCATCAAACTCATGGACCTCCGCGAGCAACTCAAGAAGGAGCGAGACGAACTTCTCCCCACGGCGGTGGGAGGGTGCATCCCCGACCTTCACTGGTCCCCGGACGAGTTCGCCACGTCCCACAACGTGGCGAACATCGTGGACCAGTTCGATGCAGTGTTCTACCCCGAGTTCCTTCCCGATGGTTCGCGGGACTTCAACCGACCCCGGGTCTCCGGCCCCAACCCCCCGGACCCCATGCTTCTGGACGACGCCCCCAACGGCGAAGAGGACTGGTGTAGCATTGGTTAGACAGCTTTAGGTTGCCTCGGTATGGTGTTTCATGCCCTACGGAGAAATCTACTGCCTGACGTGTTCTGTCACTGGCAAGAAGTATATCGGTCAGACCACACAGACCGCTGAGAAGCGCTGGAAACAGCACCGGAACGAGCGAAATCGGAAGGCCACCCACATCAACCGTGCGCTCGTGTTGCATGGGGTTGAGACCTTCACCATGACGGTCCTGGACACGGCCAATGACCAGACCGAATTGGACCAGAAGGAGATGGCGTGGATCCGCCGGGAGGGCACGCTGTCCCCAAACGGGTACAACCTCAACGAGGGCGGGCTGGGTGGCGGGAAACGCTCCCCCGAGACACGGGCCAAAATGAGTGAGTCACAGCGGAAACGGACTCACCCGCCCGAGGTCCGGGCGAAAATCTCTGCGGCCAGTGACCACCACTCCCCCTCGCCCGAAAACCTCGCCAAGCTCACCGAGTACGCCCGGAACAAGAGCCCCGAGCACAGGGAGGCGATTCGCAAGATGAACCGGGAACGGGTGTACACCCCCGAGATGAGGGCGAAGATGTCCGCCTCTCAGAAGGCTCGTCAAGAACGGGCGCGTGCGGATAAACCTCAGGCGGCACCCCTCATGTAGTCCAGGACCTCCTTCGGGAGGTTGAGGTCACTGAACGGTGCCTCTACCCCCTGGTGTCCCTGGGTGCCGAGGTAGGCGAGGAAACAGGTCGGGTAGAGATGCAGTCGGACGACCCCCCCACTGTGAGAGGTCACGGTCATGTCCACTCCGAACCCATACTTCAGGCTGAAGGAGTTCTGGTAACTGATGTTGGACGCGACCGGGTCCAGGACATCCCGGAACTCCGCGATCTTGTCCCGAAGGAACACCATCGCTTGTGCTTTGGCGGTGAGGTTGGCCTCCATCTCGTTCCAGTCCATGAGGCTGTTACGCCCGGAGACTGGCGGTTTCCCCGCTATCACACGCCCCCGGTGAGCCATGAGCCGTGATGTACAGCTTGCCTTCCCGTGCCCCCACATCATTGGGGAGGAGCGGGTCGCCCTTGGATCCGACCGCAGGACCCTGTACACCTCCAAGCCCATCTCGGGGGCCACGCTTCTCCGTGTCGTTGCCGATGACACATACCCTGTCTCTCCATTCACCGGGTTCGTCACCACGGCTACGGTGAAGTCGTACCGCCGCGAGCCCTACCGGGTCACCCCGGCCAACCGAACGCTCACCCTCACCACCCAACTTGGGACGGCGACGGTGAACTTCACGCCGGGGTATCTCTCCGCGGCTCAGGTCATCACGGCCATCAACACAGTCGCTTCACGGCTGGTGACCCTTACCAGCCCCAATGGGTACGTGACCGTGGCCGATGCTGGAGACCCAGGGGGTTCGTCCAGGGTGCAACTCTCGGGGACGGCCCTTGAGCCTCTCGGGTTCGACGAACAGTCGGGCGACAAGGGCAAGACGGTGGTTCCTCCGTGGAGGCTGTACTCCCGTTCCGTGGTGAACCCCCAGGACGCCGTGGATTCCTTGGGATACTTCATCCGGTTCGACGCCCCGGTGAAGTCGGGGATGTACTTCACGGTGACGTATCCTGTCTCTCAGGATCTCTGCCTCCGGTGCCTCACCACGGGCGTGGAGAACGACTACCGCTTTGACGCCCAGGGGGCGACGATGATGGTGGCCGACGAGAACCTTCTGTACCAGTCGGTGCTGAAGGTGATCCTCACGGAGATCCGCTCGAACATCTACTACCCCTGGTACGGCTCCACCCTGTCCTCCCTCATTGGTTCCAAAGTGCTGGGAGGGACGGCAGCGGGTATTCGTCAGTCGGTGACCCAGGCCCTGACGATGTTCCAGAACCTTCAAACGGCACAGGCGAAGTACCAGCGAATCTCAGCCAAAGAGAGGCTGTTCGCAGTGGATGGTATCGGGGTGACACAGTCCCCTAAGGATCCCACGGTGTTCCTGATTGAGGTCGATGTGCGGAACTACGCCTCGGAGCCAGTGAACATCACCATCGTGTACACCGCACCTGGGACGTACGCCCTGCGTGGGACCAATCAACTCTCTCTGGGGAGCTTCTGAGATGGCTACATCGGTTCAGTTCTTGGGTCCCGACGGTGTCCTCCGGGTGAACTCTGCCTTCTCGACCACCAGCACCAACCGCTTCTTCACGGGGGTTCTCCCTGAGGACACCGTGGACGTGGAGGTGTCGGTGTACGGGCAACCGTTCACCAGTGACCCCACCCTGGTGTCCTTCGCGGGGACGGGATTCACGGTCCCGAACCCCGCGGCGTTTCCGAACGGCCTCGACCTGTTCTCGGGGGACAACACAATCCAGGTCCGTGCCGTGGGCCTCACGGGGGCTCGTAGCCCGGTCGCGAGCGTCGTGGCCCGCCTTCTCCCGCCCGATGAGGTGGACCTGTTCCTTCCGCCGTCCGGGGTGACCATCGAACGCCTCGACGGGTCCGTCCGGGTGACGGCTCAGGGCCTCAACGACCCGCGCGTCACAGGCTACAACTTCTACGCGGCCACGGATGCGGGTGGGGGGCTCAACGGGTACTCCCTTCTCAACACCACTCCTGTGAAGGTGGGGGAAACCACCCAAGGGGTGTCGGACCTGTATACCCTCACTTCGGACAACCCGGCTCAGAACGCCTCCCCCCTGTTCTACAAGGTCAGGGTCAACCAGGAGACCAGTGCCGAAGAGGTGCTGTCCACGGACGTGGACTCCCGTGTAGAGATCCCGAGCACGGTCACCACACTGCGGTCCACGGTGGTGGTCTCGTCCGTGGTGACCACCACGTACTACAGCTTCCAGCACGCCCGGAACGCCACGCCGCAGTCCACACCGCCCACGATCTTCTCGGGGCGGTTCGCAAGCACCCCTGCGACGGACCTTCTGTACTACGTGGTGACGGCCATCTACTTCGACCCGATCCTCCAGGTGGAGTACGAGTCGTACTACTCCACCGAGGTGGTCGGGGCACCGGCTCAGGTCCGCCAACAGATCAACGGCATCACGGCGGTTTCCCGGCAACAGATCCTGGAACAGGCCATCGCGACCCTGTACCGCCAGAACCCGGACATCGCAGTCCAGCCCGGGTCGGTGGTCCGGGACATCTTCCTCGACCCGTTCACCACGGAGGCCGAGCGGCTGCGGCTGCTCCTGGACTACGTGTATCGGGCAAGCTCGTTCGACACGCTTCTCCTGGTGGACGACCCCAGCGGGTCCGGGGTGTCCATCCCCCCGGCAAGCTCAGGGTACAAGACTGCACTCGCCGCGGCGCTGTTCTACTCGAACGTGGCCGACGTGCAGAACGTCATCGACGGGAGCTTCGACAAGCTTGCGGCGAACTTCTCGGTGTTCCGGTTCGCGGGTCAGAACTCCGTGGGCGAGGTGCGCTTCTACACGTCGGCCACGCCCACCCAGTCCATCCCAATCCCCCTCGGGACGGTGGTGACGGGTGGCGGGATTCAGTTCCGCACCACCCGGTCGGTCACCCTGTCCATCTCCCAACTTGCTTCGTACTGGAACCCTTCCACCCGGCAGTACAGCATCACCGTCCCTGTCCGTTCCGTCGCCGTGGGTCGGGCGACCAACGTGGGTGCCCGGCAGATCAACGCCTCGGGTGTGTACGGGTTGTCGGTCATCAACGACGCAGCGACCTTCGGCGGGACCGAAGAAGAGACCAATGCGCAACTCGCCGCGAGGGCACGCACGGCGCTCTCGTCCGTGGACACGGGCACCACGCAGGGCTACCTCCAGACGGCGGCGGGTGTTCCGGGCACGGTTCAGAACATGGTGGTCCGGGCGGGCAATCCGCTCATGCAGCGGGATTACGACACCGTCCTCAAGCGACACATGGGAGGGAAGGTGGACGTGTGGGCACGGGGGTCTCGCTCCGTGGACGTAACAGACACCTTTGCGTTCACCTACGAACGTCGCTGCGACGTGCAGTTCGTGGTGATCGGGGACGTGTCGGAGTACACGTTCCGGGCGGTGAGCGATGAGATCACCCCGGCAAACCCCATCGCTTCGATGCTGAACTACCCGACCCTGGGGTTGGGGTTGAAGAACGTGACCACGGACGTGGCATACGATCTCACCAATGTCACGTACCTCAACTACAACACCATCCGACTGGACAACACCCTGTCGCAGCCGCCCGTCACCCTCACGGACATCATTCTTGGGGACTTCCGCTTCCGACTCGGTAACCGCCACCTGTTCTCTCGTCAACCCGTGAACTCCGTGTCGGGCGTCACGGGTGAAGTGACGGGCGCCCTGGACCTGTCCCTGTACACCCTCATCCACCCGAACTCCCCCTTGGGACTTGGGTGCTCAACCCAGGCGGGGGACTACCTCCAGATCAATCAATCCGCCGACCCCACCGTGGCATCCCCCTCGGGGAACCTCATCACGGTGACGGACGAGCTCCACCTTCTCACGGGGTTCTACCCGGAGTTCCTGTACAACCTCGGGGCGGACACGCTGTCCATCGTGGTCACCAACCAACTGGGCACGGTCACGTACAAGGGACCATTCGACCCGAGCGGGTCCCCTGACTACACGGTCATCGAAGGCACGGACACCGAGGCTGCGGGAATCAAGCGCACCACCACGAGTGCCATCGCGGACGGCGAGACCGTGCTGATTTCGTACGTGTACTACGAGAACTTCACGGTGACCTACCAAACCAACTTGGTGACATCGGTGTTGCAACAGGCCCTGGACGACAGTGCTCACGCGACAGCCGATGTTCTCGCCAAGCAGGCCGTGCTCACCCCCGTGGACATCACCGCGACGGTGGTACTCAAGAAGGGCGCAGACCGCACCAACACGGACATCGCGATCCGTAACAATCTCCAGTACCTTGTCGGTACCCTCAAGTTGGGAGATCCGATGCGGAGGAGTGACGTGCTCGCGGAGATGGACAACACCGCAGGGGTCTCCTACGTGGTCGTCCCTCTCACCAAGATGGTGAGGGCACCGGGGTACCAGATCGTGCGGAACGACCTCACCACATCGTCCTTCGGGGATGCCTTCCGCGTGAACGCATGGTCCAACACCCGGTCGGCCGTGTGGCTGATTCTCCAAGGGCTCGACGCGCCCACTTCCACGGGTGGTGGGAACACCAGCATGTTCCGTGGGGTGTACCAGGATGACAACGAACTGTCCCTGCAACTGACGGCGCCGCAGAACCTCGGGATGGTATCTGGTCAAGCCTACATCATCGGGAGTGATGGTCTGGCCATCCCCGGATACGGGACCGAGCCCGTCAAGAACCGGGTGCTGGTGTCTCTTCCCATCGGGGACTCCCCGTCCAACCACACGTATTGGTGCTCGTATGTCACCGCGGAAGACACAGGGGACCACGACATCGACCCGAACTCCATGGAGTACTTGGTCTTGGGTGATGTGAGTATCACGTTTAACGAGGATAGATAGGTTATACCTCTCGGATGGTATGCGGTTCATCTATGAGGGTCACGCCAACGAGGGCGGTGTCTACCGGATCACCAACCTGATCAACGGTCGGTTCTACATCGGGAGCACATGCCAGTTCAAGGTGAGGTGGGCAACCCATCGCTGTCAGCTTCTCAAGGGGAATCATTGCAACGCATTTCTCCAGAATGACTTCAACAAATGCGGCGCAGATGCGTTCGTTGTCGAGGTGCTGGAGGTGATCCAGGACAGGAACTCTCGTCTCCGGGCTGAAGGTGCGTTGATCCGTCAACACTTCGGAGATGAGTGCTACAACCTTGAACCCGAAGTTGGACCTGACTTCCCTGTGAACTCACGGCCTCGTAGACCACACACAGAGGCAACCAAGGAAAAGATCCGTCAGGCCAAGCTGGGTAAAAAATTGCCCCCTGATGCCGAGGCACAACGTGTAGATGCCGTCCGGGCATCCATGGTAAAACTGAAAGCCACGGGTGCCACTCAGACATGGGGGGCATCCAAGCGTGGGGTACCTCGAACCGAGGAAGCCAAGGCCAAGATGCGGGAGTCCATTGGGCAGCGCCGACAGAATGGGACACTGGTTCTGTCCCCGGAGCAGAGGGATCACCTTCGTCAGGTCAACCTTGGGAAGGTCTACGGCCCGCGTAGCGAAGAGACAAAAGCGAAACTGCGGAAGGCTTGGAAGTCCCGCCCAAGGGTAGCAACCCGTGGCCCGATGAGTGAAGAGACCAAGGAGAACATCCGGCAGGCCAAGCTCGGGAAGCCCCACACGGAAACGGCACGGGCTAAGATGTCAGCAACACACAAGGGTCGGCCGTTGTCCGACGAGACCAAAGCCAAAATGTCCGCCGCACGGAAGGGTCAGGGCACGGGCCGACACCATTCGGAAGAAACACGGGCCAAGATGTCGGCTGCGAAGAAGGGACGACAGGGGAGACCCCTGTCGGATGAGACCAAGGCCAAAATCTCTGCTGCACGGAAAAGCAGGGCTACCAAGCCCCACTCAGAAGAGACGCGCGCCAAAATGTCACTCGCACAAAAGAGCCGTAGGGCATCCGAGAAGAGTGGGGCCACACAGTGACGACACCCACGATCCCCAGGAACCCGGTTCTCTACGGCCTGTACAGGTTCTTCCCGCCGTCGGTCTATGGGCCTGCCCCACAGAATCCGGCGCCCATGGGCCTTCGCGGACAGGTAGACCATGATCGGGTGCGAACTCTGGCAGACCAGATCGTCACGGTCTTCCTGAACTCCCTCCCTTCGAACTACGTCTCACAGACGAAGGGTCCGTACTACGTTCAGCAGTTCACTGCTGCTGCTGAGGAACTCGCTCGGGTACAGGTCCTTCTCTCGGACGCCTACGAGGACACGGACTTCGACTTCACTCGCCCTGAGGTCCTGTTCCAGTTCCTTGCTACTCTGGTGTTCCCTGATGCGGGCAACCAGGGTCTGCCGGAGATCAACGGTGACCTCACATACCGTGGGTTCCTCAAGCGCATGGTTGCCCTTCTCCTACAGGGGAGCAAGGCAACCACCCTGGTGGAGGGCATCGAGGCCCTCACGGACGCGAACGTTGCGATCTTGGAGAAGTTCAAGCACCTGAGAGACCCTGGTGTCCTCTGGGACATGGCGGATCAGTTCACCTTCGAGGTGGATGTCTCCAAGTTCGTCCGCACCACACCTACTACGGAACTCTCGGTCACGACTCACTACCATCCAGTGACGGTGAACGTCACGGGTGCGGGGGAGACCGGGGAAGCGGTGTACGCATCGGGGACTGGCCCTGCACACACCCACACCATCGAGGACTTCCTGATCCAAGAGGGGAACGGGACCGGGCAGGCGGCTCACACCCATGAGCTTATGTCGGCGTTCCCCGACCTCCCTGTGGTACTTCAACGGAACGTGGGGCTGGTGCTTCAAGCCCTGGATCCGGCCAGCACCCTGTACGAGTACCGGAACTTGTTCCGTGAGAACCTCCGCGGGATCTACACGGATGAGATCCTTGAGACAAGCCTCGAAACCTACTACTACGAGGACTTCCGTCGGGACTGGTCGGGGGTTCGGTCCATCACCGGCACCGCGGGGGTGGTGGGGACGGACAGGTACTTGTTCCAAGACCCGACCCTTTCCTTCCGGTCGGTTAGGGTCGGGTCGGAACTTGTGGTCCCTGTGGACCCGGTTCCCTCACCGTCGTCTCATCTGCCAAGGGAGCATCGGTACCGAGTGCGGGCGATCCTCTCTTTCCCGTACGGAGATGACCCTGTAGCAAGGGCCTACACCACTTCACCGACAGGGTTGTCAGGTTCCGCTACCGTCTCCAACGGGGCGTTTGTGGACTTGGGGGCGAACTTCGCGGCCTGCGTCGAGGGGGAAACCCTCACGTTGTCTAGTGGACCAAACGCGGGGACATACCTCCTGGAGACCCTTGTAGGGCTCAACGGGGGGGCTGTGGGGGCATCCGGGTTGGGTCCCTCCACGGCTGTCCGCCCAGCCCCCAGTTTCCTTCGGGTGACCCCCAGGATTGTCTCCTCGGGCACGGGCATCAGCTACACGGTGTCGGTGGACCGACTGGGAATGAGGGTCCCCCAGACTGTCTCCAATGAGGACGTGAGCAGCCAGTTCTACGGGGACGGGGTGGCGACCTTCGACGGGATCCTCACCGCTCTTGGTCCTCTGGTCAAGGGATGGGGGGATGCCACCCCGGCTACCGTGTCGGATGTGGTTGTCGAGGTGGACGCCGTTCCGGTGACGGTCAGCGCGGTCAACCCCTACACTGGAGAGATCACTCTGGCGGCGCCCGTGACGAGCTTCGCCCCAGGAGCTCACACGGTGACGGTGAGCTACCAGTGGTTCTCTGTGCCTGTCACTGGGATGACAGGACTCAACACCAAGGGCCTCACCCTCAACAAGTGGAGCCTTCGCAGCGGAAGAAACACAACATCCCCGACCCCCACGGGGTACAACGGCGGGATCGCAAGCACCCGATTCCCCATGGGGGTGACCCTCGGACGATTCGCCCGACGGTCACCCACCCTTCGAGTCGCCCACAGGTTCATCGGGTTCGAGAAGGGCTACACCGCGGGCCTGAACAGCCCTACCACACTGCTCCTGAACCAGTCCCCTGGGAGGGTATCGGTCCCCTACGCGACAGCCGAGGTGTCCCCACAGAGCTTCAAGTACGAAGGAGACGTGTCCCCTTCGTCTCTGTGGCAGTCTGTTGGGTCTGTTCAGGGGGTCGTCAACGACGGGTACTACACCCTGAGCGACAGCAGCCTCTCCGAGGTGGCCTACTGGAAGAGGAACTTCCCTCTTCCGACATCCGCCAATGTGTCCATGGCTGCTCGGATTCAGGTGTCCTCGTACGAACCCGACGGGGTGTTCACAGGGGTGGGGTTTGGGTTCCACAACAACCAGCGGTTGTTCTTCGCTGGCGCCCTCACGGTGACCAACCCTCTCACAACCACCTCACTTCGCCATGTCGGGTTGCTCCTTCGGCCAGGGAAGCTCTCGGAGCTCTCATCATGGACCGTGGGACCAAACGCCTTCGGGGAAGTTCTCAAGCCAGAGTTCGGGGCCACGTTTGGGACGGTGAAGGTCCCCACGGCTTCTCTTCCAACTTTGTTGAGTGCGGGGGACAAGTTCCAGGTCCTTGAGGGGTCTCAGACCGGCGTGTACACGATCTCGGACATCTTCCAATCCAGGTCGGGGGACACCTTCCTGGTGGTGAGTCCAATGTTTCCCGCGAACCCGGAACTCTTCGGCAACCGCGACGTGACGATGTACTTCGACACGACATGGGACGAGGGGATGTGTACGTGGCGGTTGTACGCGAACACCAGAAGCCAGTCGGTTTCCTTGGTGTTCGGTGGGAAGTCCGGTTCCACCACAACGGTCACTTCAGGCACCGTGGCCTCCCCCGCCTACCTGGGACCGGACATCCTCCCCGAGGGCTACGGTCGGGCCGTGTGGGGGTCCATCGACCGTCTGGCGACCAACAGCACGGTCTGGGACTTCGTGCGCTGCGCCTCAACCCCTGATGGAGCCTACACGTTCTCCCGGGGAACCGTGGTGGACGCGGCAAACAACCCGGAGGATTGGGGATGGTACCTCATGACCCCGTTTGGGGACTCCACAACTCTGGGAGGTACGACCATCATCACCAGCACCGCGGCGGACAGCGGTCTCGGGACGTACTACGGATTTGGGTACACAGATCCGTTCCTCAACGGGAGGAGGGTGGCCGCGTTTGACGCCAAGGTGGCAGTGGAGTGGGACACCGCGGGTGTCGGCGGGGCGACCCTGTCCGTTCGTGACACTCACCGCGAAGCCCGGCTGTCCTCGATCCTGTTTCGAGACAACGGCGCCCTTGGGAAGACCATCCAACGGATGGACACCGTATCCCTTGTCGGATCGGTCCCCTACTACCTCCAAGGGTGGGACGGGTCCGTGGGGGACTATGCCTACGCCAACGGCCCGGAGATGCTCATCACCGGAAACGGCACCTTCTGGGACTTGTTCAACACCCTCACCCCCTACTACTCTCCGTGCGTAGGGAGGTTCCTGCAGTTCCGCCTTGGGGTCAAGGAGTTCTCTGTGGGGGGCGGCGGGAGCACCGGACTTGTGTTCGCCGCGGAGTTCGATGCCATCGCGGCGTTCCTTGAGTTCCGTTCCGGGTGTGTGGTGTTGACCACGGCTCCAGGAGCGGGGGCCATCTCCATCGTGGGACTTGATTGGGATGACGGAGAGGACCGCACGTACCGTCTGGTGTATGAAGTGGCCGGGGCGACCATCGACCTGTATGTGGACTACGTCCTTCAGGCATCTACACCCCTCGCCGCGTACCTCCCATCAACGTTGTCAGGCAACGTCTCTGTCCTCGCGGACGACGCCTCGGGCGGAACATTCCTCGTGGCCCTTCGATCGTTGTGCTACGGAGGGACCGAGGAGAACATCTCGGACCTCCACCGCACGTTCGGGTTGTTCAAGGGGGGCAATGAGGGTGACCTGGACAACTGGGAGATCCCGAGGACGGACGGCCTCGCCGTGCCCAACTCCAGCCCTGATTCCGTCATCACGGACATGGATTGGAGTACCTCTTGTTGGGTGAGGGTGTTCCTCGACCCGACATTTGGGGCAAGCTTCATCCGACCCGACCTCAACCCACCACCGGGGTACACGGGAGACTTCGCGACGCAGTCCATGGACCCCAGTGCGGGGTGGGTGACTCTGGAGTACGCACGTCTCCCAAGGATTGACTCTGTGGAGAAGTTCGGGAGGGTGGCTTTCGGGGCACTCAACCCGGAGGGGTCTGTTCAGTGCATCTTCGATGATGTCCTCTACCAGGTGTTCACGAACACCTCGGTGGACTACTCCGCGCCTCAAGGGATGGTGCTCAACCGCTGGAACGTGATCACCAGTGGAGACTTCCTGAAGGACACCACCCCCCAGGAAGTAGTGGTGTCCAGCGTGACCCAGAACCGGGTGTCCCTTCGCCCGTGCCACATCTACGCTGACCGGGTGTTCGCGGTGCGTGTGGGGGGTGCAACCATCCCGACGAACCTATGGCGGTTCAACAGGGACAGCCAGGAGATCACCCTGGTTGTGGGCCTCCCTTCGCGGGGGTATCCCGTGAACGTGGTGTTCGCACCGGCCAAGCCGGTCACTACCACGTACCTCCAAACGCAACCTGTTGAGGAGTCTCAGACGATCCTCAACGAGGGCACCCCACCGATCCAGATGTCCCAGACCGGGTCTTTCACCGTGGACACGGTGTCTGGGGACGGCGGACTCACTCCAGCGTTTCCGCCTGCCGTACCTGCGGACCCGGACTACTTCCTCCGTGACCAGTACTTGGTGCAATCGTTCGAGAACACCGAAATGTACGAGCGCCTGGAGTTCTTCCAACTTGGTGACGGGGGGGTCACCGGGCGACTCGCTTCGTACAACGACGGACCCGGCCTGGGTGAGGGTGTTCGTGACATCACCCTCTCGGGTGATGTCTTCCGGGACAGCTATGCAGGGATGGGAGCACCCGGACGTGGACGCGGTCCGGGGGTCTACCCCACATCGCTCATGGCCTCGGGAGGCACCTACGAAGGCGGGACCCTCGGGACCTACCGCTTCACCGACGTGGTGGTGACGGGCGGTGGTTCCTACGAGGTCACCCGGCCCTTCTCGGGAACAGCACCCACCACCACGGAGGCTTCTCCCCCGATGGTGTACGCCACGGGTCCCTCGGGGGATGCCGTGCGCGGGGCGGACACCGGGGCCATCCACCGAGAGACCCTGTTCGTCCTGCATGAGCTCCCCGCACCGGGCACGGTCACCGTGTGGACCGGCGGGAACCGTCGTCAGACTTGGGGGTGACCGTCCTATAGACCGCGAGGGGTATGTCATCCCTCCGGTCTCGGGTGATCCGCCTCGCCCACCAAAACCCCTCCCTCCGACCCCACCTTCTCCCCCTGCTCAGGACCGCCAAGGGGTTCAACCCGGCCCACCACGGGCTTGATGGACTTCTCCGGGGCGAACCCACCACCCTCTTTCACGGCACCACCGCGAGTTTCAAGGTGTTCGATCTGGCCTACAGCCGGGACGAACTGGTGGACCAGTTCTACGGCAAGGGGATCTTCCTGACACCATCCAAGAGGGTGGCCGAACAGTATGCGAACGCCAACCGGAACATGGGCCTTCCCAAGTCCGTGATCTCCGACCTCAAGCGCGTGAATCCCAACGCCGGGGATTTTCTCCAAGCCCTCTACGACATGGGCTCGGAAGCCTGGGAGGCGTTCGCGCGGGACCGTGGGTTCTGGAACGACAACCCGCCTCCTGGGGTGGGCATGTTCGATACGGATGGGTTGCAGAAGTACCTGGGGGTGGACGGGAACACTTTGATGGATCTCTCACAGCACATCATCGGGACCAAATACAACTCACGAGGCCCCGACGAACTGGAAGAGATCATGGACATCTTCAGCGGTTCCACGGGCTCCCCCGAGTGGGTGTACAACAACCTGGATGAAGTGGGGCTCGATTCCGGGGTCTACCGTCCCAAGGTGTACACCGTGGTGGCGAAGGTCGAGAACACCCTGGTGACGGCGAGCAAATCCGAGGCACGGAGGGCACGGCAGAAGGGCTATGACAGCGTGGTGTTCCACGGCGCTGACTTGGTCGGTGGTGTGCCCGAAGTGGCCGTGTATGACCCTCGCAAGGTGCGGGTCCTTCGCGTCGAAGTGGTCTGACGGTAGGGTTTTGGGGCTATCACTGCGAGGATGACATGAGGCACAGCGACAAGATCCCGACCCTCCAAGAGTCCATGAAGATGGGGCTGGCAGTTGGCATGGAGGACGGGGTACGGACCCTCAAGGGCTCGTACATCATTCACCTCACGGACTCGGACACAGGGGAAGTTCTCCACCACTCGGAGCACTCGAACATCGTGACCCTGGATGGTGGGATCCTGGTGATGATCAACCTCGCATCGGGGGCCACACCCGTACCCCCCTCGCAGCGTGGGATCACCATGCTGGCCGTGGGAACGGGCGCGACAGGTCCGGTGCTCAACCCGGATGCCCCTGACCCCCGGCAACGCCACCTCAACGCCGAGATCGCACGCAAACCCTTTTCCACACGGGTGTTCCGCAACGCCGTCGGTGCCGCGGTGGCCTACCCCACCAACGTGTGTGACTTCACCGTGACCTTCGGGGTGGGGGAAGCCGTGGGTCCGCTCAACGAAATGGGGCTGGTCCGAACCATCTCCCTCAACCCCGCGGTCCTCAACCCGGTCCCTTCGGTGTTCCCGACGTACGACCCGACGGTGGACCTGACCGTGTACGACATCCTCGCGAACTACACCACCATGGGACAGGGGACTGGCCCCATCGGGAAGCCCAACAACTCGGTGCTCACACTGACGTGGCGCTTGACGAGCTAGGAGGCCCCCATTCGCGATTCGCGAATGGCGAACATCAAGACCCAACTGGTTGATTTCTCAACACAAGGGTCGCCATACGTGGGGACCCCCCCTCTGACCCTCAAACCGCGTGAGTCGGGATGCCAATCAACGACAAGCTCTACGTTCTCGACACCAGTGTCCTCGTCCATGACCCCGAGGCCCTTCGCAACTTCCGGGAAACCTCCGTCGCCATCCCCATCTTCGTGGTGATGGAGCTCGACGACCTGAAGGTGAGCCCCCGGTACGAGGTGGCTTCGTCCGCTCGGCAAGCGTCCCGGAGGATCTCGGACATCGTAGCCCTCGGGGACGTGAACAGTCCCAAAGGGATCGAGGACCCCAAGACCAAGAGCATCTTCTACATGGTGGGACAGGAGACCCACTTCGAGAGCATCGAGAACACCACCCTGTCGCGGAAGATGGACCTGCTGATTCTGGGGGCGGCACTCGTCCTCCAGGACAGGTTCGTCAACAAGAAGGTGATCCTGGTCACCAAGGACGTGAACCTCCGCATCCTGGCAACGGCGAAGGGCCTCCACGCCGAGGACTACCGCAAGGATCGGGTGGACGCCAACGAAGTCCCCACGGGGGTCCACGAGGTCACCCTCACCGACCCGGATGCCCTCCAGTCCCTGTACGGTCGGGAGCCTCCGACCACGGTGGATGGGGTGGACCTCTCCGGGGTGAAGCCCAACGAGTTCGTGAAGTTCTCGGACGGACAGTTGTTCCGTTGGAATGGGAGCTCTCTCCGTCCCCTCCACAAGACTCACAAGGTCCGGTTCGAGCCCCGGAACGACGGCCAGCGCATGGCCCTCGACCTTCTCCTCGATCCGAAGATCCAACTGGTGATCCTTCTCGGAATGGCGGGGAGTGGCAAGGCCCAGCCCCTCGATGCCAAGGTGATGACCCCGAGGGGATGGAAGGTCATGGGAGAGATCCTTCCTGGTGACACCGTGATGACCCCGCAGGGTGAGACAGCAACGGTTCAAGCAGTGTTCCCGCAAGGGGCCAAGGACATCTACCGGGTCCACTTCACCGATGGGAGTTCCACGGAATGCTGCAAAGAGCACCTGTGGCAGACCCAAACCGTTCCAGACCGGACCTATGGTCGAGCGGGCACCGTCAAGAATCTGGAAGAGATCATGGGGACTCTCCGGTACGGGAGAAACTCCAAACGCAACCACTCGATCCCGATGACGGAGCCTGTGCCGTTCGCGGCCCGCCCCCTCCCCGTGGACCCCTATCTGATGGGGTGCCTCCTTGGGGATGGGTCCATGGTTGGAGGGAGCCCCACCCTCTCTTCGGATGATCCGCAACTCATCGAGGAGTGCCGCGGAATCCTCGCCCAGATGGGTTGTACACTCACTCACAAGAGTGGGTGCGATTACGCGATCCTGGGCTGCGGGAAGGGGGGGCCTGCGGGGATGGCTTTCTCTCGGCTGGATCCCAAGACCGGAACCAAGAAGGACTATGCATCTTTCCAGGAGGTCGA